TTTATCTGAAAATAATTTATTTTAGTGTCCCAAACGCTGTGTTTAAAGCGTGGTGGGCTTAACCTGGACAGCAATTTGCCAATATTCTCCATTTTGTATTCTATCTCGTCAAATAAAAGGTTTACGTAAGTATATAACTACTATGACAAGAGTTATATTTATTAAGTCATTCTAAGTTGCTATATCACTAGGGTGGTGTTGGTTATCTTATTAATATCAGGGTGCCAAACTTCGACCATCTTGAAGGATTTTAATTTAAACTGTTTCTTGGGAATGTATACGTCTGTATTGGCAAAAGTTAACATGAAATCCAAACACATCTTGATTTCTTCAAACCCCAATTCATACTTATAACTATTTAGTGCTATTATTTTATAGTAATCTTCAATACTATAATAACCGTTGAACCAGTCTTTAACTGCGATTCTATAGCTCATTAAGTCTTCCACACTTTTAAACTCTCTATTGATTAACTTACCAGCTTTCTTGATTATTGAAGGGAATATCCCGTCTTGGGTTATTATATCACTCGTAAATTCTGGAATCTCTACTTCTCCGCATTTAAAGAATTTAAATGGATGTTTAATACTGATCTTCGAAGCTACACACACGAAATCGTCTCCTTGTGACATGATTAATTTAGGTTCTGTGATATCAAAACACATGTTGCATAATGTTAAGTTAACTAGTGAATTAGAAAATAATGTGTCCGCTCTCCCACTCTGAAACATGCCCTGAACTGACATTCTAATAGTTTCCGCGTCAGCGGCCCAAAAGTCGTTATTTGCTTGTAACCATTTAGTCAGTGTCTCATCGACACCATAACTTTCATAAACGTAGCTCATAAATCCATCATTTATTGGTCCATCTCTAACCGAATCCATCTCACTAATATCCGATTCAAAACAAACATGGTCTTCTAACCCGTGTAGTCTTTTTCTTATTTCTTCGCCTATCTGTTTCTTGGAATATCCATACCCGAACATTACGTCAGGCCTAAAGTCTTTCCTTATGTTCTTTTCCAGTACTGTTATTATAACACCCATCAAATGCGTTATAAACTTGGGTTGGGCTGAAACAGGTTGACCTGCTTTCAAAGTTCCATTATCGTGCTGCAAGTAGGATTCTTCGGCCATCTTGACTTTCTTCTGCGGTTTGTTAAATAAAGTAATCTTCGACCTGTCTGCATACGTGTTATTGAACTCTGCAGCATTTACTTTATCTCCTTTCAACTTAATCCTGCGGACTTGTTCGGCATATGCATTACTTAGGTCATCAGCTTGTATTCTTGTTTTGTTAGGCACTAGCGCGTTGAAAGATTGTCTAAGTTTGTTAGTCATTTCGTAGTCACTCATTTCGTACTTCTTCTTATTGGTTCCGAATCTCTTTATCAGTGTATATAATATGTTGTCTGGTGCCATGGTTGTTCTCCTTCCGAAATTTGGCGCCATAAACCTCCAATACCTATTGGTTGTTTCTTCTCCTAACGCCATAGTCTTGAAGTGTTTAGGTTCCTTTATTCTCACGTCATTAGATACTTCTGGAAACTCTCTGTGTGTAAAGCCCGAATGCGTGTCGTTGTAATCACTACTACTAGGAAATCTTGTTGCCAATATTTCGCTCACTCCTGCTACGGTATCTACTGGATTGGGGCAATACT